ATGAGATTCGACGCACGAACCGCGAGCAAGCTGCCTGCGGGCCAGCACATGACCTTTGACGGATTCCCGGGACTCCGCTTTCAGGCCAGCGAGAGCCGTCGCTCCTGGATCTACCGATACAAATCCCCCATTGACGACCGGATGCGGCAGGTGAAGCTCGGTGAGTGGCCGGCCATGGGATTTCCCGCGGCGATTTCCGCATGGGAGCAAAACCGAGCGGAGCGCGATGCCGGCGCCGATCCTGCTGCTGCAAAGCGCGAGAAGCGCGCTGCGGTTGCCAGTTCGCGCGCCCTCGACGCATACACCGTCAAGCAGGTGTGTTTCGACTATATGGGCGGCTATCTGGAGCCGCACCGCAAGGATAAGGGCGTGATCGAGGTTAGGCGCATGTTCAAGGCCATGCTCGGCCCGATCGAGAGCGTTCCGGCTGCATCGATAACTCGTGCGCAGGCGTTCGAATTCTTGAATTCCTATCGTGCCACGCCGGCACTCGCTGCGCGCCTCCGCATGGAGTTAGGCGGAGCATGGGACTATGCGATGGACGCTGGGAGGCTGCCTGACGGCACGCCGAACTGGTGGCGAATGATCCTGCGCGGCAAGCTTCGCAGCAAGGGGCGCACGATCGACGGCGTCGTCATGGGCACGAAAAAGCGGGTATTGAGCGAGGATGAGATCGGCACGCTGCTTCGCTGGCTGCCGAATATGAGCCTAACGGTTTCCGACGCGATCACGTTGTATCTGTGGACGGGCGCCCGTGGCGGCGAGATCATTTCGATGGAGTCGCACGAAATCGCCGACGAGGCGGACGGCCTGTGGTGGACCGTACCGAAGGAGAAAACCAAGAACTCGTGGCGCGCGAAAGCAGGGGATTTGCGGGTGCCGCTCGTTGGTCGAGCCGAGGCCGTTGTCCGTCGACGCAAGGACTTGGCCGTGAACGGTTTTCTGTTTCCGACGTCGACCGGCGAGATGATGAAGCAGACCGTCATTTCGCACGGCATTTACTATCATCAGCCGTACTGTAAGCAGGCGCCGAATCATAAACGGCCGCAGCTACCTGTTACCCACTGGTCGCCTCACGATTTGCGGAGGACCGCCCGAACTATGCTTGCCGCACTTGGGTGCCCGCATGATGTCGCGGAGGCGGTACTTGGTCATATTCAACCCGGTGTCGCCGGCGTGTATAACCGGCACCACTATGATCGGGAGCGCCGAGAGTGGCTCACGCGCCTGTCGCAGTTCCTTGATGGCCTCGCGCTGCGATATCCGACTAAGTAATCTGGTGCATAAGGCGAGGTTAGACCAAACGGACAGCGTCAGATCGTCTGACTCAGTTCGGCCAGCTTCGGACACTCGACGTCGCTGGCTATATCGTCAACAATCTGTGCGTTCAAAACTGCAGCGGTGTAATTTCGACCGATTACGAGGCGAATATGGGCTTGCGGGGATTGCTACTGAAAGGCATCGCTGTCATTGTCGTCGGGATTATTGGAACCCTGTTTTTTCTGCACGATGATATTAGCGCGCATGCTGAAACATTCATTGATCGGACGCCTGCCGATGTCTGGAAGGTCGTATCGAACAGCACCGCGTACCCCGATTGGAATCCCTTCATTACTCGTGTTGACGGCGAGTTCAGGGAGGGAGAGACAATCCGTATCGTGCTAGGCACTGGACCGGATGCGATGATATTTAATCCGACTGTTCTGATCGTTCATCCGGAGCAAGACCTGTGCTGGCGTGGCAGTGTATGGATTCGCGGCGTCTTCGACGGTACACATTGCATCCACCTCACGGCCGTAACTGGCGGTACCCGTCTGGAGCAAACGGAGTCCTTTTCGGGACTGCTCGTTGGGCGGTTGACGAAAGACGTAATCGAGGAAACTCAACGGAACTTTGAGGCGATGAATGCCGCGGTTCAGCAGCGCGTAGACATGAACCCCCCCTGAGTGCCGCCTTGTCGCGCGACGCCCCACGGTGTCAACGGCCACAGTCGCTGGTCGGCCAGGAACGGACAGTCGATACCAGTCACGCGGAAAACAAGGAACGAACGTCGTCAGCGATGCGATCCAAGCTGCCGGCTTCAAGCTTTAGGGTTGCCGTAGCCGTGTCCGTGTAATCGCCCGAAGCAGCTCTCATTTCTACGATCAACGTCACGTTCCCGAGCGAAGTGGTTGTCGCTGTCAAGGACAATTCGCCATCCATTGCTTGCCAGGTTTTGGGGCCGCTCCAACCGGTCCAGGATGCAGCCATAGCATCGAAGAGCGCAGTGGGCGGACCGCTAAAATACGTGGATGCAAGGATTTCGCCCGTAAATGGTGCGCCCGAGATTGTTGCCCAAAAGCGGATCTCATCTTCGTGTCGGCTGTACAAGGATAAGCTGAGCGTCGTCTGAGATTCGCAGGATTTGATTTCGACAACGTTCATTTAGCTCAGCTCTGCCGTGAAGTTGAAACAGCCTAGCACGCGACCGACCGCTTTCGGCAAGATCGAAGGGCCGCTCCGGGTCGATGACGGCCCTTGATGAGGTGGCGGCGCTGTCACCTCAGACGTGATCTGATGCTGACTGAGAGGCTAGGTCCTGGCTTGCGCAAGTGACCTTGCGGCGCCGGTTGCTATGGCCGGTATTGGGAGGAGGCGCGAGATCCGATTCAGGGCAAGCCTCTGCCCAGGCTTCAACCTCGCGCGTCAGCCATGCCACCCGGCGGTCGGAAAGCAGGCGCGGCTTCGGAAATTTTCTCTCGCGTACCAGTTTCTGGACGGTCGCTTCCGATAGCGAAAGCGTGATTGCCACTGCAGGCAAGTCGAGGTAGAGCGGCTTTATGGTGGTTGATGCGGGCATGCTACGATCCCTCAGTCTCAAAAAGATTACTGATGCGATGCAAAAGAAATTTGTGATGCGTGGGTACGAGATGAACTGCGAGCCGCGCGTGACGGCGGACGGCAAGTTTGCCGCCCAAGTTGAAGTGACGAAGTTGGGATTCAGCCGAGAGGCAGCGTTCCGGAGTCTTGGCGAATTCGGTACCGAGGCCGAGGCCGTTGCTTACGCAAAGAATTTTTCGGAAGAGTGGTTGAGCCGGTACGCGTGATGACCGATCTCCCATGCAGCGCCTGTATCTCAATGCACGGCGAATCTTCCGACATCGAGCCGCAGCACCTTGAACTGGTCGGGGTGGTTACTCGAAACGGAAGCCCGTTCGAAGAGCACTATCAATGCCCGGCGTGCGGTGCTTCGCTGTCACGCTCAGTTGCCGCCGTGCCTGAGGCACGCATTTGGTTTTTGGTTGATGGTTTGCGGCACTGAGCGCATGTCCCTTCCGCTTCCGTCTCAGTGGCAGATGCGGCGCGGACCTTGTCTTCCATGAACGCTTCGGCGTCGTGCAATAGGTCCTGACAGTGGACGTGCGCCGCACGCATCCGCTTGATGGCGTCAACCACGATTGCCTCTGCACGGTCGAGGAGTGCCGCCCGCTCGAGCGCCGTCTCGCCGACCTTGCTTTCCGCCGGGCTTGTCCTATTGTTCATTTCCTGTCCTTCCGACCGCTCGGGGCCGCTATGAATTGGGTATGCATCAAGTGCCATCGGGAAGTGCCGCTGGAATCGGGTGAGCCGAATGTCGACTCGTTCGGCATCTACTTCATTTGTCCGTACTGCCGCCGTCGGAATCAGCTTGAGAACCTGGGGCATCAGCGGGGCACGCTTGTGCTTCGGCAGACGGGGAAGTAGCGGGCGAGCGGGAGAGGATGGCGCCGATTCGCTGCACTGCGTCCTCGATCCCTTCGCTCGGCGCGAGTTGCGCCGCCGACCAGACTTCGTGCGCGAGCCCGTCCACACCTTCCGCCCGCTCGTCCGCCGGCGCGGGGGCGGCTTCGGTCGGGACGGTGGTCGACCCATCGACGAAGAGCGCACCTTCCTCGGGGTACTCCGTAAGCCAGCAATACAAGCCGTTGCCGGCATGCCCTTCGCCGCGCCGGAACGTCAATTCGCTTTCGAGCTGATCGCGATCGCGGTCCGGGGCCATGAAGTCGAGCGCTTCGAGTAGCTGAGCACCGGACAGCGTGAGCGCGTCGCCTCTGAAGATGATAGTGTCTTTCTCGCGCAGCTCGTCAGTTGCCGTAGTTGCGGGCTGCTCGACCGGGAATGCGGCGAGAAGGTGGAAATGCTTTCGCAGTTCGTCTGCCTGGTCACGAATTCTCGTTGCAAGCTTCTTATCGGTACGCCGGTGCGACAGCAGGCCAGCAGCCGTTACAGCATCAGTCAGAAACTGCGCGATTCCCTTCAGCGCATCAGCGCGGCTATGTGTGGTCGTCATGGTGGTGTGGTCCTCAGGTGATCAGTGATTCGACGAGCTCAATGCGCGTGCCAATCCAATGCATGACGGTCCTGGCCATGCTGTTGCCGAGTGCCTTGTAGCGCGGGCCGTCTGCCGCAGGCTTGCCACGCACTACGATGCGGGTGTAGTCGTCGGGGAAGCCTTGGAGGCGTTCGCATTCGCGGGGTGTCAGCCGGCGAACGGCACTCCCGTGCATGACTGCCTGATGACCGCCGCCGTTCTGACGTGAGTCGGCATGTCCCATGCTGCGCATCGTCGATGCGATTTCACCGACGCCGAATCCGTTTTGACCGGATGCCTTGCAATCGAACGCAATGGCGCCCACGCCAATGCCTCCGCGACCGCCATTCGGCGTGAGGATTGCGTTTGCCGTACCATCTTGCCGGTATTCGAGCACGTGCCCGTCATCCCGGCCGCGAATTGCAAGCGTGTATGGCTGCACTGGAACAATCGGTGTGCCTCGACCGGTCCCGTCCTCACTCGCGTCGAAGCCCTCGCCGCGCAGTGCATGTGCAACCAGTAACGTTTCCGTTTCGAAATCCTGGCGCTGCGTCGATTTAGCGTTGAGTGCGGCGGCAACACTAATTGCGCCCGACGTGTTGTTTCCCCCGAATGCTTGTGGGATCAGTCCGCCATCACATTCGAAGTCAGTCCCGAGTTCACCACCGCCTTTAGTGCGCGCGCTAAGGGTTGGGGCAATTCTTTGCCTCGTTTCGCGGCTCGGCGCAGGATGCCCGAGCAGGCTTTCGCGCTCAAAAAGTACTGCGGCAGCACGTCGCCAGTCTCCAAGATGTCCGACAACGAACACACGACGGCGTCGCTGGGCCACTCCGAAGAACTGAGCGTCAAGAACCCGATAGGCGAACCCATACCCGAGTTCTGCCAGGCCGCCGAGGAAGGTGCCAAAATCCCGTCCGCCGTTTGATGACAGGACACCGGGGACGTTTTCCCAGACCAGCCAGCGGGGAGCGTAGCGCTCAGCAATGGCAAGATAGGTGAGCATGAGGTTGCCACGCGGATCAGCCAGTCCCTTTCGCAGTCCGGCGACGCTGAAGCTTTGGCAGGGAGTTCCTCCGACGAGAAGATCGATAGCTGCATCGGGCCATTCCTTGAATTTCGTCATGTCGCCGAGGTTCGGGACAGTCGGGTAGTGGTGCGCGAGAACTGCGGAAGGGAACGGTTCAATTTCGCTCACGAACGCTGTTTCCCACCCGAGGGGATGCCATGCGCAGCTCGCGGCTTCAATGCCGCTGCAAACGGATCCAAATCGAATAGTCATTTGCTGTCTCAGTCTCCGCACATGCAGTCGATGAGGGCGTCGACGTCTTCATGCTCTGGAAATGCGAGCGGCATCTGCTTCGCGTAGAACTCGGCCTCACGCAGCAGCTCGGAATAGCGAGGGCGATCGTTTCGGAACGTGGCTGCCGACGGGCGTGATTCTTCGTTGATCCACCAGGTGGCTAGATCCGGTCGTGTGACGAACGCCCGGACGATTTTGTGCCGTGCCTTCAGAAAACAACCGTCGCAGTTTCCGAAATCGCCTTCAGGATCGAGCGCGAGATCGAACGGCTGGGCGCGCCAGAACGCAAGCACGTCAGCCTTTCGCACGTTGGCGCGCGCGAGCGGCAAATTCGGGATGCCGCCACCGTTGTCGCGGCCGGGTGCGAGAAGGCGAGCAACGCGGCGCGGTTCATCGGCACGAATTCCCATGACGTTGTCCCACTGGTCATAGCCGAGCGATAGCATGAACGCGCGGCCGGCCTTTACCTTCAGGTTCGCCGTGCATGTGCGCATCACTGGATTCGGGAGGATGCCGAGCGCTTCGTTGAGGCGCGAAAATGGTTCGCCTTGACGACTGGCTGTTTCGAAGCGTGCGATCCGGACGTGGCATCGTGAGCGCGAACCCTCTTCGAAGCCGTCCCATTCAATCCAGGTGATCGGAACATGCCAGCGGATCGAGCACTCGTTGATGAATTCGAGCGTTTCTTCGCGCTCCTTTCCGGTGTTCTGGAATGTGACGATGCAGTTATCCGGTATGCCGCCGTTCGCTTCGAGCAACTGGTGAAGCATGTAGCCGGACGTGCGGCCGCCACTGAAGCAGATCTGCGCCGGTCCCTCGATCAGGTACGGGTTACGCGAAGTCATTGCATCCTCACATCAGAAAAGAAGCGGGCGCCGCGAAGGACGCCCGCAAGTGCTACCGCCTGGGGAAACAAAAAGAGCGGGCGCTATACAAGCCACCCACAAGAAAACGCCGCGCATCCGAGGCAACGGAATTTGCGCGGCTTTGGGGAAGGGTGGTCGTGCTACGATTCGCACGAAAATCAACGGGGTGCGCGATGAAGAAAGTGTGGCAGTGGGTAGAGGTTGGTTTCGCGATGTGTGCGCTTGGTATTGTGACTGCGTTCCTTGTTTACGCCTTTAAAGAACACAGCGAAGGTGCCGCTGCCTGGATACAGGCTGTCGGTTCTATCGGCGCAATCATCGGTGCGTATTACATCGGCAGGTGGCAGGCGGCAGCGGCGGAGATACAGGCCAAGCGCGTACGAGACGAAATACTGAAGGGGAAGCAGCTTGCTGCTCGTGCTATTGCTGACGCTGCGTATGGCGAAGTTAAAGCCGCGAACAATGCTATAGGTGACACCTATCTTGTCTGGCGGCACTGGTTCCACTACCGACCTAGCGTCTTTTCAGCGCAAATTGAAGCCATTAGCAGGCTTCAGTTGTTCGAACTGGACGATGCCGATGCAATGAGAAGCATTATCGATTTGCAGAATTCAATGCTTTCTATGCAGCATATATTTACGAAGGCAGAGAAAATGCGTGCTGATTACAATGGCAATCCTCCCGGTGATGGGGTCTCTTCGCACGACTTGATCGGATACGTCAATGCAGCTTACGAGGCATATATTCGGATTAGGAATCGCTTTTACGATGAAGCCACCTCAATGGAAGCGATCGAGCACCCGCGTGCGCGTCGATAGAAGCGAATCGATCTACACCGATATAGATAGCCGACACGACAGGCTAGATGCAATAGCTACCCGCGCAGCCCGCAGACTCATCCCATTGCTGGGTAGTGGCGAGGACTAGCACGGCGACGATGAGCACGCCAAGGCTCTTGAGCCACAGGATCAGAAGCGCTTTCACGACCACACTCCCATCAGCGCTTCGATCGGGGGCGCGACTGCGCCGGCAAGCAGGTAGAAGCCGGCGATCACACAGAGCGGAATCCAATTTCGACTCATCATTACCTCACGTTCTTGATTTGGCTGGCATGGCGCGGTCGTCATTAGATGACCGCACTCAGCGTCGTGCTACCGTCGCCGTGTTCGGTGCGAAGTATCAACGGTGCTCCACCGAAAAGCTCAGGACGCAATTCGCGCAACGCGTTGCTGAAGTTCTTCGGGGCTTCGAAGCCGTTGCCCAGCAGGGCGGTCGTGACTGCGAGCTCGGGGTCGTCGTCGCTGGGAGTGAAGAACGACGCAACTATCGGGATCTTGTGCTCCTTGCAGATCGCGATGATCTGCGTCATGAGCGGCGAAATCTGCTCGTCGTAGATCTGTTCCTTGGTGGCAGCGGTCATACTTCTCTCCGATATGGTTAGGGATCCGAATGTATGACAGCGCTCAACGAGCGACACTTGTGTTCAATGTCGTCCGATCAACGCTGTCGAAGCACTCAAGGGCGCGCACCCGGTCATAGGACGCGGACAATCCGCGGGCCGAACGCGCCATTCAAAGCTCCGGTATTTCAACCACGTTCAGGGAGGGCGCCTCGATACCACTACGGGGTGTCGATGGATACGGGCAGTTTAGAGCCGCCGCGCCGGCTTGAGGCGCCCTCACTGAAAGCTGTTGAGCGGTGTCGGGCGCTACCCCGTTTCTCGGCTACACCGTTGAGCCGGCCGGTTGCTCCCTTACGGGTCCCGGCGCAATAGCACTCTTAAAGATCAACCGCTAAGAGCGGTAGCGCAGCGGTAGCTGCGGCGTTAAAGGCAATATTACCCGCGGGTAACTCGATTGACAATACCCATGGGTAAATTTTGTGAGAATACGGTGGCCGGGGAGGTTCGTTCAGTCCGAAGATTGGACGAGAGAGCGCCATCGAGGTACTCGTGATCTGGCATAATCCGGACACTTCTAAATATGGGCTGCAACGTGCTATAGGTGGCGGCCGCGGCTTCGGGCGAACCGGGATTGGGGCGGAAGCCTGCGCGACTCTGTATGTCGCACCCGATACAAGAGATTGATTGCGAGTAGGGTAGAAATGAAAAAGCAATGGCAACCACCTAAACATTGGCAAGATCTTGAGGAAATGAGCCACCACCTTCTCAGACGAGAGCACGGGGCGACTCAGAGCTATCTGTATGGACGCCGCGGACAAGCGCAATTCGGGGTCGACATCGCGTTACACAAGCCTGGGGCCAGTCGCTGGACGGGGGTTCAGTGCAAACTAAAAACTGAAATCCTCGGAAGTGAATTGTCTGAAAAGGAGTTGCTGAGCGCTTATACGCAATCCTGTCTTTTTGCCGGCGGCCTTGAAGAACTCTTCGTTGTTACGACCTGCGAGCGCGATCGGCAGGTGCAAGATCGTGCGCGCGTGATCTCCGAGAGTTGGCAGGCGCGGCACCCTGTCGCGGTTCTATTTTGGGATGATATCGAGGATTTGCTTGAGAAGCATTCTCAAATTGCGAGTTGCTATTATCCTGAAGCGTTTGCGCCAGAAAATTCATTAAATGAAACCTTCGATGGCGACCTAAATATCGCTCTTACATCAAGAGATTTTTCAAGACGCCTTGCTTTATTTTTCGGGCATGAAAATTTCAAGGCTATAACCGGTATTCATCAACCCGCGGCTATGACGATAGTTTCGGAGATAGTAGATAACTTGTTCGCTGTAGGAAAAGGCGGGGCGCAGCGCGTGCGGGTGGCGCTTTCCGGTCGTTTTCTGACAATTACGGACGACGGCGTGTCGTTTGATAGCTTTGCGGCACCTTTGCCAGAAGGGGATGGCGGTGGTCTCAAAGCTTTGCGTGGCGCAATCTCAGCATCGAACAATCAGTTGATTGGTCGTTATGTAGCGAAAGACGCCGATGTCGTCTACAATGCGACGACTCTCGAAATTGTGCCAACGTTATCTAGCGAGGTGCTACCGTGTAGTGCTGCAGGCCCGGTAGAATACTTGCTAAATCGCGACGATGCGAGTCGCTTCGTCCGCAATCTTCACATTTCAGAAGAATGTGAATCTTTTACTCTGCGCCTTTATTCGACGAATACATACGCAAACAAATCGGCGGGGTCTCAGTTGATTCGTGATTTGCGGATGCGCCTCAATGGTAGAAAACTCATTATAAAGATCGGCAACGACTGCGCTCGTTTCTTGCCATACCTTGAATACGATGCCAGGTCATATGACGATGTCTCGGTTGAATACGTTTGACCTTTAATTGCGGCGGTGTACTGCTGCTATTAAAGCGAGCTTTGCTCGTGGGCGTACCTATGCATACTCAAGCACAGTATCTGCGCCTGCTTGAGATGTTGTCACAGAAAAAAAGCGCATTTGATATGTGTCGGCCTCTTGTTCGAGTTCCTTGAGATTCCTGCGCAACGCGTCGATCTGTCTATTGGAAAGTGTGGGGTCGTCATCACTCGGAACACCAAAGATTAATCCAGACAATGGGATTTTTGAGTACTGCTGCGCGCGATGTAGCTCCCATAGCCTAGCTCTTGCATCTCGCAGCCCTGACGCCTGTCGCACTGGCGAAAGCACACCGAAATGAAGGATCGAGCGGGGGCTTACATAGCCAAACCGTGTTTGTTCCCCTCCCTCGATCAACATTGCGGACCGCCCGAAATACTGAGCCAACTCGGGTCTGCTCGCGATGACCCTTTCCCTAACGTCGGTGGTGAATCGACGATTTCCTTCCTCTTGGCTCGGCGCGTCTACTTCTTCAAGGTTGTCCAGTTTGTCGAGATTCGTGAGACTGGAGTAGAGAAGCGCTGCTGTACGTAATGCATCAGCTAGGTTCTTCGCGTGAGTGTGTCTCAATGGGCCCGCCTCAAGCCCGCACAGTGTGGGTATGGAGTCTTGCTTGAGTGCCCCTTGTGAGCTGACTGCGCAAAGTGCTTGCAGCCCCGTTTCTATGAGCGTCTTTGCCCCTGTTGCTGCTTTCCCATAGAGGCAGTCCAACACATCATTGCGGATAAATCGATGCCAACTGGTGCGCCCCTCCCATTCGACCACGGCGCCCACCATCAGCCGTTCGCCCGTGCCGGTTACTGGTTCCCAGAATACGGGGCGCCAGTAAACGTTCGGCAAGAGTGCTTCAATGCTCATGATCCGTCGATTCCTGATAGGAGGTCTGTAGGTTTCGGAAAACGCGCGAGCACGCGACCAGCTAACCCTTGCAATTGTTGCGCAACGTAGGTCACGAAGGTAGAGAAATCAACGCTCTCAGGCGGAGTGATCCTAGTGGGTGCAGAGGCGTCGAGCATGAGGGCGGCTGCAACGCCTGCGCGTTCTATCTCGTCTGCCTTGCCAGCGAACTTTGCTAACTCGGCAATGATATTGGCACGTTGAGGGTAAAGACCAAGAGTTCGCTCGTGGTCGATGTAGGCGTGCTCAGTCCCGTCCCAAAGGAAATTGCCTAAATTTCGGTCACCGTTTGCGATGGCTTCGTCTGCGGCCATGGCTTGTGCTGAATCCGTCCAGCTACAGACAATGTCCGCACAGAACTTCAGAAGTGCCTGCTGTTGACCCTCTGGGATTTGATCGTTCCACCCCAAGCGCTTTTTCAGGTTGGGATATCCGGCGTCCATACTTGCAAACAGCACGTCGCCATTGTCTTGGATCAAAATTGGCTCCGGTGTGGGGAGCCCCCAGACACGGAACAGTAGTCCACAGAAACATTCCGCGAGAACGGCTTGCAAGGGGATGCGCTTCACGATCGCAAGATGTGAAATCCCGTCAACTCTGATCACAGCTCTCACCGCCGCATTGACGCCATCCCCGACCGGCGTTTCGGTGTTTGGAACCAACGTTCCTGCTCTTAATTTCATTTTCGGTCTCTGATCCGCGATTCTGGGCTCGCGGCTCGCCGGAATCGCTTTCCCCGCCCGTGCGCGCCTCCTACACGATGGGGGATTATACCGGTGTGTTTGAATCGTTGTCTCCAGCGGGGGCGTGCTCTCTAGCTCGATAAATACCCCGCCGAATGATGTTGAAAGGATCCCATTTATGCGGCTAAACTACTGTACATGCGTACAGTATTTCGATCGGATTGCGACGGGGGCTTAGTGGAAAGAGAGGCAAGGAAAGGCGGACTGCGATGCAAGCCAGGGGATCTTGCGATCGTCACGAAGTGCGGAGTGGTGGAGCGGATTGGGCTGTTGGTGCGTGTGCTAGAGCGTTGTCTCGACGGCTCTCACGACTGGTTGACTGAGCTCCAGGGGCCTGGAATCGTGGCGCGCGGGATGATGACCGGGAGAGTCAGTCGCCGCCACCGAGCACTCATGTACGACTGGAACCTCACGCCGATCAATGGGATGGATCTTCAACGTCGAACGGTTCGGTGTCTTGGGGATGAGCACCTTTCCCAAGCAATCGAAGCATCTCCTTCAGTGCGTTGAAGGCCTCGGCAGACAAGCCGCGCTTGTCGGCTTCAAGGACGGCTGCGATTAGTGATTCGGCTGGCATGGAAACTTTGCTCATCCGCTCCGTCGCTGCGCTGTCGGTTAACGTTCGATGCCAGACCTCGCCCGCAGTCCTGTCAGGGGATTCAAGCTGGGTGAATGACACGGTCGAGTCCATCCATCCTCGAGCGAGGGGAAACGCAGCCTCAATTACGTCGACCATGTCCTCCGCAATACGCTTTTTCCCTGCCTTCCCTTCAGGGTACAGCATGCGCGCTACATAGGATGCGCTACGCCCGATCCTATTGGCCAGCGTGGCGGTCGACCCACTGCAATAACGATCGCGAGCCGTGAGAAGCCGCATGCGGCGGTGTTCGTACTTGTCCATTTCTCAATTGAACCCCATCGTTACCATTGGGTAAATTCCCTGCGGGTATTGACGAAAAATTACCTATAGGTAAAATTCGTTCATGAACAAACTTCGTGCATACCTCAATGGACTGAATATGGCGCAACGGGCTCAGTTTTGCTTCGAGTGTCAGACTTCGCTGGGCTACCTACGAAAGGCACTGAGCGCCAAGCATCGTCTTGGTCCCGCTTTGTGTGCAGCCGTTGAGCGCGCTACGCGCGGCGAGGTGACCCGCCGCGACCTCCGCCCTGATGACTGGCACGTGATCTGGCCAGAGCTTGTCGAACAAAAGGAGATCGCATGAAGCGCCTGTACGCACGTTTAGTTCTCTGGCTGATCCGGCCAGCTCTGAACGCCGCCCGTCTGACACCTAGTCGTCAGGGCGGGATCGAGTGGCGCTTTAGGAGACGGTGATCTGGCGAGCTCGTGCAATCGCCAGTTCCTCGATTTCATCCAAGGTGGCTTTCTTCAGGTCGCGCGGTTCGATCCAAACGGTAATGGTTCCTTCGTCCATATCTTCGTCTGCAATGCCGAGAGTCATCGCGAGGTCGACGCGAAGACGATTGGGCGCTGCCCGGAACGGATGGTAAATGGACATCAGTTTGAAGTTCATGAGGGTTCCCCGTATCGGAATGGTTGTGTGAGAGCTGCCAATTCTACAGATAGGGCCGGAAACCTCGCCGTAGTCCGATCTGCATCGATATTCGATGCTGGAAGTTTAGAAAATTCGACCTTCAAGGTCATTCAATCAGATTTGAACGGAGTTGAGTTGCTATGAACACGATTGAGGTCATCCGGAGACCCAGCATCGAGAGGGCGTTCCGGGAAGCGCTGAGCGATCCGCGCAGCCGCGGGCCGGTCGCCGATGCGCTCGGCTGGGACGATTCGCAGGTGAGCCGATTCCTATCGGGGAATCTCGGCGTGCCTATCAACAAGATTGACGCAGGGCTGAACGCGCTTGAGCTGCGCGTTGTTTCGCGCGAGTACCTGGACGGACTTTCGACGATGAGCAAGGTGGGTGTGAACTGTCACTGCGCGCGGGAAGGGTTCGGGGAGTGTGGCGGTCGGTGGTGATGTAAGCGACGGACCTAGGCAAAAGCATTTTCGAATGAGTGTGCTTTTGTTTAGGTTTAGGAATCCTGAAAAATCCAAAATTATGGAAACCATGCAGGTCAACGAATCGACCCAGACGAAATCGCGTAAGGCGGCCATATCAAACGAAGTGCGACGTATCGTTCGCGACCCTAGCCAGCACCCGACATACCCGCGCAAGTGTCTGTCGTGCGGGGCGTCCGAATCCCTCGACGGCTCCGTGCCGTGCGGCCACTGAGTTGGCCCGCTTCCATTGCCGCTGCCGGCACTGCGAGACCCGTCGGGTGCTGAAGAAGCGCCCGGACGAGTACGTGCGGCAGCCGCAATGCGAAGTCTGCGGCCGGCGCGATTTCCGAATCGACTCCTGGATGCAGAAGCGCAACACGCGCCTGATGGCGTGCACGTGCGCCGGTTACTGGTTTTGGCATCGGCGCGGTTCGCTGTACTGCTGGCTCCGCGCCGACGGCTCAATCCGATCACCCGGCGATCCCGATTTTGCGGATCGCAATCCGCCGCCCGATGCGCTGGCGGCCTGACTTTCTCTTCTGGAGGAAACGTGGCAAAAAGCTCCGTTGAAGCATATGGCGCGCAGAGCAAGGTAACTGCGCTCGCGATGGATCCGAACGACCTCGAGCTCGTTGTCGACCCGTCTCATCCACTGTACGACCGGCGCGTTCATCAAGAGCCGAACCCGAAGACGGTGTTGAACTACCGCGCGATCGGGGTGCGTAAGCCGGTGCTGTTCTACAAGGATCCGGAGACCGGCAAGAACCTGGTCATCGACGGCCGCACGCGGGTGATCAATGCTCGCGAGCTCAACCGGCAGTTGATCGCCGCCGGCGAGCCGCCGATCACAATCCCGGCCATCCCGCAGAAGGTTATCAACGACGGCGGGAAGTCGTTCTCTGCCGTGATGGTTAGCACGAACGAGATCCGTAAAGAGGATTCGCCGATCAACCGCGCCGAGAAGATGGCGCGGATGCTCGACGTCGGCCACACGGAAGAAACCGTCGCAACCATGTTCGGCGTCGAGGTGCCGACGGTCCGCCAGCAGTTGAAGTTGCTCGATTGCACGGCTGCCGTCCGTGATGCGCTCGAGGCTGATCAGATCACCGTCTCGAACGCGCTGAAGCTCGCAAAGCTGACGCCGGATCAGCAGCGTCAGAAGGTGCAGGCCGTTATCGCAGCGGCTGACGGCAAGGAAGGGCATGCGAAGTCGCGGGCACAGAAGGCTGTGCTGACCGGCGACGCGGCCCCGCGCATGCGTACCCGCAAGCAGATCGCCGCCGAGCTCGAGAAGGCGACAGGTGAGCGTGCCGACGTGCTGCGGTGGGTTCTCGGGATCGACGCTGCGGCGCCGGCTACCGAGCCTGCGGATCCTCGGCAAATGTCGATCGACGGGGCGGCATGAGCATCAAGGTCCAAACAATGGTGTGGGACCGGTATCCGGGCGAGGACCACGAACTGTTGCTCGCCTTGAAGCTGGCCGACTTCTGCGACGACAACGGGGAACACATTTTCCCGAGCATCGAAACGCTGGCCGAGAAGACGCGCCGTTCGGTGCGCGCAGTTCAGTATCAGATGAAGAGCATGGTCGAGCGCGGTTGGCTGATCCTTGTGGCCAACGCCGCCGGCGGTCGTGGTCGCGCGTGCGAGTACCGCATCAATCCCGACTGGATAAACGGTGCAGAGATTGCACCCATTTCCGCTGGTTCAAAGGGTGCAACGGATGCACCCATAGGAAAGGGTGCAACGCGCAGCAAAAAGGGTGCAACGAACGACGGAAAGGGTGCAATGGGTTTCGCAAAAGGGTGCAATGGGTTGCACCCGATTCACCATGAACCACCACAGGAACCGTCAGAGAACCACCAAGGCGCACGGCGTGCGCCGAAAGTTGCGGCTCACGGCGAGCTGCAGTCGATCGAACTGCCGGACTGGCTGGCGTTCGAGGACTGGGACATGTGGTGCGAACACCGCGAGGCGAAGCACAAGGACGCGCCATGGACGCGCCCGGCGGCGGTCGTCTCGATCCGCAAGCTGACGAAGTTGCGATCGCTGGGGCAAGACCCGAGGACCTGCATCGAAGAAGCCGTGCTGCGGGGCTGGACAGGCCTCTTTCCGCTGAAAGGCGACGTGGCCGCTACGTCGTCGGGTGCCGGAACCACTGTCGCGCCGGACTGGTGGAAATCAGCGCCGGGCATTCGCGAGCGCGGCAAGCAGCTGGGCATCGAAGAAAAGGCCGGACAAGTGTTCTACCGGTTCAAGGCGAAAGTCTTCAAGGCGGCCGGCCCGGGCGAATGGATGGAGGACATGTTGCGTACGGTGAGCCGCGAAAGCGAAGAGCGCTACGAGGCCCTGTACGCCTACTTCAACGACATTCCGCGAGATCAGGGCGCGCAACAGGTGGAGGCATGACGAAACGAAGCACATGGCCGATGCGCCTCGACGCCGGTACGAGGAAGGTCGGCACGGCGCGCGTTCGTGACGACTCGCGGGCCAAGATGACTACGGCACAAATGGCCGTTTTCAATGCGACTGGCAATCGGCCGCACGTCGACGCCGGTTTCGATGAAATCAGTGACGGAATCGATGCGGCACCGGTCCTGACACCGGCATATCGCCAGCCCGATGCGAAGACACGGATGCAGGCGCTGGGCCGGCTCAAGAGCGGCCAGATGAACAAGACGGAACAGCGTTACGCCGATCACCTTGAAGCGCGCAAGCAGGCCGGCGAACTCGCCTGGTATCGATTCGAGGGGATCAAGTTCCGTCTCGCGGACAACACCTTCTACACGCCGGATTTCGCGGTGATGCTGGCGAGTGGCCAACTCGAGGCGCACGAAGTCAAAGGCCACTGGCAAGACGACGCGCGCGTGAAGGTGAAGATTGCGGCGGACCAGTACCCAGTGCGGTTCATTGCAGTGACAGCTGGTCGCGCGAAGACCGGCGACGGCTGGCAAACGGAGGAATTCTGATGGCTGATGGGAAGGTTGGGCCGGTATCGAAAAAAATCATCGAGTGTGTGCGTGCGAATCCGGGAATCCATGCTGCTGAAATCGCGCGGGTACTCGGTATCAGCCAAGGGGGCGGTATGCGCGGGACTGTCCGTAAGCTGATTTCGGATGGCTATCTCCCCCGAATTGAAGTTGAGGGCGTCCCGCACGGCGTGTTTCACACGGCTTTGCCGCTCAAATACACCGGCAAGCCCTTCCAGGGGTTCAACGAGGGCGGCATTGCGAAGCGTTCGCAGCAGATTCAAGAGCGGATCGCAGCTCAGATCGAAAGGGACAAGCGACTGGCCGAATCAGCTGCATGGGCTGGGAAGGCTATTCGAGCGATGGTTGACGCCGGACGAGCTGCAGCATGAAGCGATCCGGATTCAAGCCGCGCACGAAACCGATGTCGCGAGGGTCGTGGTCCCGGAAAAGCTCACCACTGCCGGAACAAGCGCCCCGAAAGACCGCGATGAAGCGTCGAGCGAAGCGGCCGACAGTCGCAGAGGGTGCGAAGTATCTGGCGGCCTGCCGCGGCGAGCCGTGCTATCTGCGTGTGCCGGATCTCTGCCGGCGGAATCCGATCGACGAAACGGTGGTGCCGTGTCACTCGAACCAATCGCGCCACGGGAAGGCTGGGGCAATGAAGGCGAAAAACGAATTCACGGTTCCCGGCTGCGGCGCGTGTCACGCGTGGATCGACCAGAACCGCGTCGGCACGCCGAAACAGATCAAGTCCGACGTGTGGGATCGGGCATTTGAGGAATGGGCGCCGGTTCGGGCCAGAAAGATGGGAGAGGCGAATTGCCGGTGAGGATGTGGGTTGAGATTCCCGACGGGACGTATAGCGTTCCGAGACGTCGCGGGCGTGGCGGGATTGTGTTTTCCGAACACACGCGCGAGATCGATGCGACGGTATTCCGCATCGCCCGTATTGCGACCGTCAAGCGCCAGTTGATCACGACCGTCGAGGTCGACGCGTTCATTCCGGAAATGCACCGGGCGCGTATCGCAAAGAGTGATCCGCGCTGGATCGAGCCGGGGGTGCTTCGAACGAAGGCTTACGTTTACCGCAACCGGAAGTCGCGCGTGTTGGGTCAGTTCCTCGCTAGCGGCGCGCTCGAAATCGACCTGAGGGACGATGCATGAGCGCCGCCGCATGCATTTTGTACAGCGACGTTCCCGAGCGGTTGTTGACGTCCGCGATTCGCCATCGTGACGGAGTAACCCAAGCGGATCTCATCGCGTTCGACGAATGTCCGTTCAGCGGTGAGATCACAGAGACCGAACATGGCACGCAGATAGCGTTTCCGTGGCCCCGCAACCGGACGATGCGCCATGCGATCGGAGATTGGCTCACGCACTACGGCATCAATTTCACGGTCGTCATGTAACGACGAATAACCGGGCGTCTCAAGCAAATCGAAAACAGGATGAACATGACGATCGACGAAAGCAACCAGATCGAGGAGCTTCTGGACGAGTGGTACGCATGGCAGGCGGGGTACACGCCGAGGCTGGGCTACGGGCGAGTCGATCCGACATGCCGTAGCTTCTCAGAATCGGATCGCGCGGTTTCGGCTGATGAGCGCGCTGAAGAGGCGGATCTGAAGGCCGCCAAGCGACGGGCCGAACAGGTAGACCTGTGCGTCGATGCGTTGCCTTGGCAAGAACGTGCGGCGATTCAGCGCCATATGAAAGCTAAGACTGTCGCTGCGATGAACCGAGCTTGCGCGGCGTCTGTTTGGCATGATGCGAGGGCGTATGGAAAGCCGGACATGCACGTGCTGTATCAGCAGGCTAAGCGCTCCATCTGCATGACTCTTCGGCGGCGAGGAATGCTGTCAGCTGCCGAGAAAAGCGAAAGATATCGTGTCGAGGAGCATGGTAAGTAGATTTAGCGTTGGTGGTAAACAACGAAAATCCATGATCTAGGGAAACACTGATTTATCCGGCTCGGCGGTCATCGCCGACGCAGCCGAGGACGTTGTAGAAGATAGCTCACGGAACGAACCGACGACGATGAAACGGCAAATGAGCTTTGCGGAAGCGGAAAGCGCGGGCAAGAAGCGCGTGACTCGGCGTCAGCGTTTCCTGGACGAGATGGAGAAGCTGGTGCCGTGGTCGCGGTTGCTGACGGCAATCGAGCCGTACTACCCGAAAGGAGCGCGCGGGCGCCCGCCGATCGGTCTGGAGCGGATGCTTCGAATCTACTTCCTGCAGCAGTGGTACAGCCTTTCGGACGAAGGGCTTGAGGATGCGCTGTACGACAGCATCGCGATGCGGGCGTTTGCCGGGATTGATCTGGCCACCGAGAACGTGCCGGACGCGACCACGCTGCTGAAGTTCCGGCGCCTGCTTCTCGAACATGACCTGACGCGCAAGCTGTTCGACGAGATTGGCATCTCGCTGTGCGAACGCGGGCTGATGATGAAGGAAGGCACGCTGGTCGATGCAACGATCATCGAAGCGCCGCCGTCGACCAAGAACGCCGAGAAGTGTCGGGATCCGGACATGCATCAAACGAAGAAAGGCAACGAGTGGCACTTCGGCATGAAGGCGCACATCGGCGTCGATGCCGATTCGGGGCTGGTTCACAGCGTGGTCGGCACATCCGCCAACGTGTCGGATGTTTCGCAAGCACACGCACTGTTGCACGGTCACGAGCAAGAAGCGTTCGGCGACGCGGGCTACATCGGCGTGGACAAGCGAGATGAAATGAAGAGCAAGTCGGTGAAGTGGCGCGTGGCGGCCAAGCGAGCAAAAATCAAGGCGATGCCCGACGGTGCGCAGAAGGATTTGATGATCGCGCTCGAGCGAACCAAGGCGCAAATTCGCGCGAGGGTCGAGCATCCGTTTCATGTCGTCAAGAATCTGTTCCGTCATCGCAAGGTGCGCTACAAGGGGTTGCTCAAGAACACCGCGCAACTGTTCAGCCTGTTCGCCTTGGCGAATCTGGTGATCGCGCGAAACCGGCTGCGCTCGATTCATGGAAGAAGTCCGTCAAGCGTATGAGAAATGCGAGAAATCAAGCGCATCCTCGAGTCAAACTTCTCCGAATGGGCGGCGCTTCGCTTCGGTATTCGGCCATTCGTCGACCACCTCGCGCCATCACCTATTAATCAGTGTTTCCCTAGGGCGCCTTTCCTCAGAATCCAGCCGAGCCGCCTCCGTCGTCCGAAGTGGCTAGAAGGAAAGATGCTCTGCGACTTTGCGATCGACCGCGTGCCGCAGCCGCGGTGGCCAAGCGCGGCTGCGTGATACCAGCACAAGCGTCTTGATGCATTCACTGGTAAAACGTGGGTGCTCAGCATTGCCATCGCGGCCCCTTCTTGGTCACGGGTAGTCAGGAAGTGGATCCTGAAGACCCGCGCACAACACGTAGAACTTTGTCGTCTTCTTCACCTGTGGACGTCATGCTCATACTGAGGGATTGCTAAGACAACGAAAATTTGGCGAGGCTGTGACAAGTCTTCGAGGGCCCGGCGGACGTCGATATCATTTATCCCCGAAGCTTTCTAATAAATTACGAACTATGCGTAAAATGCGCAACAATTCCTTGTTTCGTATCTAGATAAAGCATCAACCATTGTTAGAAACCGAGTCTCAGAGGCCGTTTCATCCATTTTTGGATAGAATCGCACGAGCGACTGTTCGTCGCATTGGCTGACCGTCGCCGGCGTTGCGTCTTTGGCGGTCGAACCTGAGAGACAAGGAACAAAAAATGGTTCTTCCACCCGTCGGTCCCGCCGGATCGCAGGCAACCACGCTCTACGAGTCGATACATCGGGGCTTGATGCAGCATGAACGACTGCTCATGTTCCGTTCCCAATTGGGGGCGCAGACCCTCATCCCCGTGCGAGCGAAGGGGTGGTCTAGAGTCGGGCGAGGCTATCGGTGGGTGGTCGACGTCGTATCGCTGCGTGATGATATCGACAATCTGGAGCTCGAGCACCAGCCAGTCACGCTGTTTGTCCAGCAGACCTCAACGCCTTTTGCAGAATCAACTTATCGGCCGATTCATGGCTTCGTACATAAATTCCATACGCTCGGGCAAGACGGAAATCTGACCGTTTACCAAGTTGAATTCGAGTCGGCGCTATTCTTTCTTGGCAAGGCGAGCAAGAACGACCAATGGTTCAACAAAAGCGCGCAGGACATTCTCTCTGAATTACTGAGTGCTTACCCGCAACTTGCCGGGCGAGTCCGCTTCGCTCTGGCGGATGAGCCACGCGTGCGGTCGTACACCCGCCAGAGTGAATCGGATCTGAACTTCTTCCATCGGATTCTCGAGGACGAAGGATGGTACTTTTATTTCGAGCATGCGCCCGTCCAATATGAAGAAGATCCGCGCGTGTCGACACTCGTTGTCGTCGACCGGCTTTCCGCCTTACCCGAAGCGAAACCGATCGAATTTTGCAATGCTGCAATCGGCGGAGAGATAGATGGTTTTACGCAATGGGCAGTGACGCAGACGGCCCAAAGCCTCGCGTATGCGACGACGTCCTTCAATTACAAGAATCCTCAACAGAATTACTCTGTGCGCAGCGATCTTGGCGACAGCGCAATCACGTATATGACGGAAGAGCGACGTCAGCAAGTGAAGCGCGAAATCCCGTATGCGCCGATGATCGTACGCGAAGCCCTTTCGTATGCCTATCCGACCTCGAACGAAGGGCAACGACGCGCCTCCAACCGCACTGAGGCTTGGACTTCTGCAGCTCGCCGATATATTGGCCTCGGGGGTGTGCGGTGGCTAGATGCTGGTTCCCGCTTCACCCTCGAACATCATACGCGGCACATGACGGTCGATCCGAACCTTCGAGAGTTCATGGTCGTCGAGGTTGAGTGGTTCATTGAAAACAATGTGCCGCTATCCAATCACGCCGCGACGTATCCACTGAGTTTACAGAGCACTTTGACGGACTTGCGCCGGGAGCACGGTAGTCAGTTCGGCTCAAGGGCCAATCCTGTCGACGGCCAGGCCGGTGTCTACCTAGTGAAAGTGGAATCGCAGCGCACCAACGTAGAGTATCGCAGTCCGTTCGAGCACCAGAAGCCGCTGATGCATGCCGAGCACGCACTCGTGACGGGTCCCGATAACGAAGAAGCATGGGCAGACGAGCGCAATCGCATCTTCGTGGTTTATCCGTGGGACCAGCGTAGCGGAACGGACGTCACGCAAACATCGCCTCCGCTGCTGGTGATGCAAGCCGATACTGGATACGGATACGGTGGCGTACATGTGCCACGCAAGAATGAGTGGGTCCTAGTCGACTATTTTCAAGGTGATTGCGATCGGCCATATGTACTGGGGCGTCTGCCGTCCGAGACAACGCCGCCCCAGTGGCATAGCAACGTCCTGCTGTCGGGTCTCATGTCGAGTGGCTTCGGCAGGAGCGGCGCATACAATGCTTTCGTGCACGACGATTCCACGAATCAGGGTGCTACGCGACTGACCACCTACACGGGTAAGGTTGGAAACAGCTACAGCCTGTATCATCAAGGGATCCTGATCGACCACGCAGGCAATAACAATGCGCGGGGCCGATACCTCGGTAAAGGAGCATTGCTGCATACCGATGATTATCTCGGTGTGCGGGCTAATCGCGGTGTATACATCGGAACGCATCCGAAGGCGCACAACGATGATCAGCTCGACGTCAATGAAGCACAGCGCCAATTGATCGGCGCCGAGAGCATTGTTGAGACACTGTCGAATGTCGGCGTCCAGCACCACGCAGACAGCCTCAAGGACAGCCACGATTCGCTCAAACTGTTCACTGATGCCACCCAGCAGTCTGAGGCGCCGGAAGCCGGGGGCGGGCGCACGGCTGGTGGCGGGACAGGCAGCGCGAATGCGTTCAAGAAGGCGATTTTGCTGCTCGCCAGTCCGTTCGGCGTCGGCACGTCTACGCAAGACTCGCTGCACATGACAGCCGATCGCCATATCAATTTGGTCAGCGGCCTGAACACGCACATCGGATCTGCCGGAGCATTCATCGTAAATGCCGCCAAGGCAATCGGGATGTTCTCGCAGACGGCGATTAGGTTATTTACCAAGGGGCCCGTGCAGATCCAGTCCCATGACGCGAATGTCGAGGTGATTGCCAAAGAAGTTCTCAAACTATTGGCGCAAGGCGATGTCGAGATCGCTGCGGGCGGGAAGCTGGTGCTCACGGCAGGTGGTGCTTCGATCACGCTTGAAGGCGGCAATATCCGCGGGCACGCTCCGGGAACCGTCGAGTTCAAGGGCGCGCAACATTCGTTCAGTGGGCCGGCCAGCATGCGCTATTCCATGCCGCCGCTTCCGGTGAGTACTTTGCCGCAGAACCTTACCCACGAATATACGCAGAGTTTCGACATATCATCGGTTGTCGCAAATCTCGGTGTCGGGGAAGCACTACACGCGCAGACTTATCGCATTTATCTACCTGACGGAACGCTTCAACAGCAGGGCGGCCTACTCGACGGTGAAACAGCGATCGTCCGAACGCCGACGTCAACAAAAGTGAAGTGCGAGATCGGTGGCGGCGACTGGCACGCGATTGAAGATGCTTACGATCATGATGAACTGGACGACGACGAGATAGAAGACTCGGACGGCGGGCAACAGGAATCTTAACTGATTCAACATTCGACCTTAGTGAAATCGATAAGGAGAAGTAGTGTCGAACGCAAAACCAGCAGACGCGCCTGCTCCGAAGGCCAAGCCTGAACCGGCGGCCTCCGTCAAAGTGACCGTGCTTTTCCGCGACGTGCTGCAAAAGCCCATCGAAGGTCTTTTCGTGCAGTTGAAAGCCGCCAAGAACACACCGCCGGCGACTCCATGGCAAACCGGCGTCGACCCTGCGACGGTTCACGATGCGGCTCCCGCGACGAACGACGCGGCGGGAGCTGCACCCGCGCACACACCATCGGATGGCAAAGCCGAACCGACATCTACACCGTCACCGCCAATTTCCGACAACAAGACGGAAGCGACCACCGACAAGGATGGGTTCGCAGTGACGATCACAAATGCGGCTCGCAACCAGCCGATCGATGTTTTTGTGAAAAACCGTCGAGGGGAATATGTATGGAAAGCTCAGATTGTACCCAAAAAAGATATTAGTGCTTTTACCATTGTCAGTCCCGAATATCATCTAGATGCCACCACTAAACTGACGCCGAAAGACGAATTTGAACAGAATCTCGATCTTCCTGTTGTTAAAGAAGGGGAGGTCATGACGATCGAGCGATTGATTAAGGAATTCGGTCAGTACATCGCATGGACGCAAAAGGTCACTGAGCAAGGCAAGGTGAGCAAGGACTTTCCCAAGAAAAATAAAGAAGTCACTATTGATCCAAAGTCTCACAAGAAAAAGACTAAGATTACGATTGAGCATCACTATAAAGTGGTGGATACCGGCAAGCCGCGTACCGTAGCATTCAGTGTTTTTGGTTCGAGGTTGAGTTACCCCAAGCCAGAGTTCTTTTCTGATTCCCAGTATCAGCGTATGGCAAGCGAGCTTAATGTCGAAGTCGCCGCCATTAAAGCGTTGGTTCAACAAGAATCTCAAGGACATCCATTTTTGGAAAATGGACTCCCGCCTATACTTTATGAGCGAAGACACTTCTTCGACCTCTCCGTAAAGAAGCGCGACAAGGAGGCGGAGGAAAAAGAACGGGAGGCGGAAAAGAAGGCGGCGGACTCGAAGGGCGAGAAGGCGAACGGTGCGCCAAAAAAGAAGACGCATCCGCCCAAGAAAAAGGGGCCTCCCGAGAACCCCTATCCAAAATTTCCTGACCTTTGCTTCCCGCACGGAGATCAATACGGCGGAGGCAACCTTAACCAATATGAGAAGCTGGTTCGCGCAGCAGCTCTAGATTTTGATGTCGCCATACAATCGTGCTCTTGGGGTGGATTTCAGATTCTTGGGGAGTATTATTCATCCTGTGGATGTGCAACGCCAGCCGAGTTCGCCGATAAATTTATGTCTGGAACGGACGGGCAAATGGAGATATTTATAGCGTTCATGAAGAAAGAAAAGAGCGCTGGTGTTGAAGGATTGAAGAATCACGATTGGGAGCAGGTGGCAACATCATATAATGGCGGAAGCTGGCGCACGAAGAACCCTGATTATGCTAACAATCTCAAAAAATTCTATGAACAATTCAAGTAAATCAATTGCACTATTATTCGTGACATCGTTGTCGGCGCCATTGTGTTTTGCTGGTGATGCCATAATATTTGATCAGCCGGGTCTGATCGGATTTCGTGATGGCAGCTCAATCTCCGGCCTCTATGATTCAAGGAATGCGAAGTTCTCTTGTAGCTTCTTGTTCACGGAAGATCGGGGTAAATTGGATGCCAAAAACGTCGACGACTATATCGCTACGCCATTGCTGACTTTTGTCTTGGGTGAAAAATCACCGAATTTTGCGAACCGAAACAAAGCGTTCGACATCAAAGCGAACTTATATCGGCGCGACGATGAATGGGTGATACAAACTGAAGCCGGTCAAGCTGGGTGCGAAAATGCGACGGGAACTTTCACCTTTGGCCCTAAAGACTATCGGTCAGTCAGCTATCGAGTAACACAACAAGTGCCGGCGATCGGGATTCGGATTGCGAAGGGAAAAACGATTTTTTATGATAATCGTGATGGAAAATTTATTGCGAGAAAATCTTATCTTGTCTATGGAGATGGGGTGGTTGCACTAAAGACGCAAGGTGATTTTTCATACATTCGGTATGTTGGTGTCGGGCCGAGGAGTGAGGGGCGCACTACGTTTGGGTGGGTACGGACGGCCGATTTGGTTGATCCATTTCCTAAAGGCGCCGAATGAAAGCGAAGCTGGCGACGGCTACTCGGACGTCTCACGGGTTGCGGGAGAGCCAAGCGGATTATCTCACGGCCTCCACGATTCCCGGTGCGATTCACAGAGTTGCATGAGCGCGACAAGGACGAATGCAAAAGATGAAGGCTGTTCAAAGCAAAGAGCACCGACGGCCATATTCAGGTATTTGTAATGCCGATCGCACTCTCTGAAACTAAGTGGTGGTTGTGTGCAGTGGCACTTTCGATTGCCGCATGCGCGTTCGCAGAGACCGCAGCACCTAATTCGATCCGGCTGTCAAATGGCCGTGAGATGCAACAAGACGGTAAGCACTTGGTCGAGGTCGATGTTGGACACCATCGCTCAGCGACGGTGCAATTGCCGCCGGCACTTCGTCGCGCCGTAGCTTCCGCCTCGAGTATTGGATTCCCATCGGCGAGCTCGAAGGTCGTCGACGGGAAGGAATTCGTATTGGTTGTTGTGAACCAGTCGTCCAGCAACAATCCGATGGGCTTCTGCGGCTCGGGAGAGGAAGGTACCCTCTACGTCCTTCAAATGAAGGGAAATGTCGCCGCCTCGAAGTATGCGATGCCCGTGCAAAGCTGTTTGAATAGCGTGTCGCTCGATACTGATGTGAACAATCGCTCACCGTACCTTGCGATCGAATGGCTAGACGGCTCCCCTGGTTTCAAGATTGCATGGACCAATATCGATGATGCTGGTCCTGCAACCCATGAGTATCGCTACAACGGCAGTACATTTGTCGAAAGCAAGAAGTAATTTTTGTCGATGCAGGCGTGCGAAACTTCTGCGACATCGTCGGCAGTGTGCCGAGTAGCTCCGTCCGGTCGATGAGCTCACTCGCGGTCAAGTGTCGAACCTCTGAAAGTTGTGCGGTCTCCTGCTGGTGACCGGGGCTTCCATTGGAGTCCACACATGCAGGATATCGTCGTGCCCCTTCGCTCAAGTCAAAACGTCTATCATGTGCACGACACAACAATTGGAGGAATGCATGGCAACCTACAAGGAACTGAAAGCGCAAGCGGAGGCATTGGCCGAGAAAGCAGAGGCTGCGCGCCGGGCCGAGATGCAATCCATTATCGATGACATTCGTGCCAAGGTCGCGGAGTACGGCATCACCGAGAAGGATATCTTCGGAGTGCGTCGTGGCAAGTCAGCAAAGCAACAGAAAGCCGCGGCGGAGGCGAAATATCGCGATCCGAAGACTGGCGCGACATGGTCGGGCCGTGGCCGCGCACCGGCTTGGATCAAGGATGCCAAGAATCGGAATCGATTCCTGATCGAGGAGTAAATTTTTTTAGTAATTGGGGGTTGTAAACCCGCCCGCGTTTCGCTATATTGACGACGTCGGGCGCGAGGTGCGCCCAAATGAAGCCCGCCCGGTTCGCCGCGCGGGCTTTGTTCGTTTACGCGCAAAAAATTGCCGCAAGGTACGTCTATGCCGACACGCCCGATGAAACCCTGTAAGCACCGGGGATGCGGTGCGCTCGTCGCAGACGGCAAGACGCACTGCGACAAGCATGCGCACGAGGCCGTCAAGTGGAAGCCTGATGCCGTTCGCGGTAATCGCCATGCGCGGGGATATGGAAATGCATGGGAACGGATCAGGCTGCGCATTCTGCGCCGCGACAGTGGCCTTTGTCAGCCGTGCCTACGAGCCGGACGCGTGACAGCGGGGACATCCGTCGATCACGTTGTTCCGAAGGCAAAGGGCGGCACCGATCGCGACGAGAATCTGCAGGCGATCTGCAACGGTTGTCACGCGGCGAAGACGGCCCGGGAGCGACTGCGGTGACGCACGCATGGCAAACCTGAGGCGGCGGCGCCTTGGATCGGGTGATGCCGGGGCGGGGCCGACGGGGGGAGGGGGGGTAAAAAAGTTTGGGAGATGCCGCCTCCGGGACCGCCCGCCTCGTCGAATTTTTACGCCCGCGAAATTAAAAATTCAGGAGTTGGCCGATGGGAGGTATTGCGACAGTGCCAGGGCGGGGCCGAAAGGCGAAGCCGACTGCCCGGAAAATCGCTGCCGGGAATCCCGGCAAACGCGCGCTGAATAAGGATGAGCCGGATTTCGGTTTGGTTACGAACATCGAGCCGCCAGACTGGATCGCCGATGAGGCGCGGGGCATGTGGGAGCGCGTTGTACCGCTGCTTTGCGGGCAAAAAATCTTGCAAGTGACCGACCTGCACATTGTCGAAATCTTCTGTTCGGCCTACGGCAACTGGCGGACCGCCCAGGATGAACTGACCCGCAACGGCCCTGTCGTCGACAGCTCGCAAGGCAGTCCGATGAAGAATCCGGCCGCGACCGTTGTGAAGGAAGCCGCGGCGCAAATGGCGAGCTTCGGCGCAATGCTGGGGCTCGACCCGGCTAGCCGGCAGCGCCTGGTCGGCGCGAAGCCGAAAATACTCGACAACCCTTTCGCGAAGCTGCTCGGTAAATGATTGGAAGACATGGCGACGAATTTCCCGCGCGTAGAGCAGGGGCTCAAGTTCGCGCGAGAAGTCGTTCGCGGCAAGCGCGTCGCTTGCCGGTATGTGCAACTTGCTTGCAAGCGCCACCTTGACGACCTTGCGGCGAGCCGAAAGAAGGATTTCCGCTGGAAGTTCGATCCGGAAGCCGCTGAGCTGAAGCTCAAGCTCATTGAACTGCTTCCACACACGAAAGGCGAGTGGGCGTTCAAGGGGCAATTGGTAACTCTGGAGCCTTGGCAGAAGTTCGGCCTGATGGCGACCTTCGGCTGGGTCAATAAGCGCACCGGCAAGCGCCGGTTCCGCGAGAGCTACTGGGAGGTGCCCAGAAAGAACGGCAAATCGGTAATCGCGGCCGGCGTGGGTATCGGGATGTTCGTGCTTGATGATGAATTCGGCGCCGAGGTTTATTCCGGCGCGACGTCTGAAAAGCAGGCATGGGAAGTCTTTCGGCCAGCGCAGTTGATGGTCAAGCGCTCGCCGATGCTCATCGATTCCGCTGGAATCGAGGTCAATGCCTCGAACATGAACAAGCCGGCCGATGGGAGTCGATTCGAGCCGATCATCGGCAACCCCGGCGACGGTGCGTCGCCCTCGTGCGCAATCGTGGATGAGTATCACGAGCACGATAGCGCGGCACTGTACGAAACGATGCTGACTGGCATGGGCGCGCGTCGTCAGCCGCTCATGTTCATCATCACGACGGCAGGCGCGAACATCGAGGGGCCATGCTTCGACAAACGCCGGCAGGTGATCGAAATGCTCGAAGGGACGGTGCCCGACGACGAGCTATTCGGCTGGATCTGGACGATCGACGAAGGTGACGATTGGACCGATCCGCGCGTGCTGGCGAAGGCCAATCCGAATATCGGGATTTCGGTCTATCAGGAGTATCTGGAGAGCCAGCAACAACGCGCGATCAAGTCCGCGCGCTTCACGAACACGTTCAAGACGAAGCATCTGAATGTCTGGACGTCGGCCAAGGCCGGTTTCTTCAACCTCGAAGGCTGGAAAGCTTGCGAAGACCGTGCGCTGACGCTTGAGCAGTTCGAGGGACAAGACTGCGTGCTCGCGCTCGATATGGCGCGCAAGCTCGATTTGAACAGCATGGCTCGCCTTTTCTGGCGCGACATCGACGGCAGGCGGCACTACTTCAGTGTTGCGCCGCGATTCTGGGTACCGGAAGACACGGTGCGCAATACCGACAACCGTCGTATGGCGGAGCGGTATCAGGCATGGGTCAATCAGGGCTATCTATTCGAAACGGATGGTGCGGAGATCGACTATCGCGACATTCTCGAAGAGGCGAAAGACGCGAATCGGCTGAGTCCGGTGCAGTGCACGCCGCTCGATCCACATGGCGCGACGAACCTCTCACATCAACTCGCGGATGAAGGGCTGACGCCGGTCACGATCGTGCAGAACTACACGAACATGTCCGACCCGATGAAGGAGCTTGAGGCAGCAATTACCGCGGGGCGATTCCATCACGATGGTAATCCCGTCATGACGTGGTGTGTGAGCAACGTCATCGGCAAGAACCTGCCTGGCAATGACGACGTGGTGCGACCGATCAAGCAGGGCAACGACAACAAGATCGATGGCGCTGTGGCGCTCATTATGGCGATTGGGCGCGCAATGCTTGCGGATCGCATCGAAACCGAGTCGATCTACGATCAAGGAGTGGGGGTTTGAAATCAATTGCTATTGCGGCCTGGGTGGCCGGCCTGCTCGGGTTTGTGCTGCTGGTCACGGGGGTGGTGCTGATCAGCCTGCCGATAGGGCTGATTGTCGCGGGTGTCCTGCTTCTGTTGTGGGCGCTCTTGGCGGATATGGCAGCGGCTCGTGCGCAGCGAGTCGGGCAGCCGAAGGAGTAGCCTGATGTTTTTCAGTAGGCAATTGCTGACCAATCCCGGCGGGACGCAAATGAGTTCCGGAGGTTGGATTTCCGCGCTGCTGGGCAGTGCGCGATCCGAGTCAGGTCAGGTTGTCACGCCGGCAACCGCGCTGTCGCTGACGGTCCTGCAAAACTGCATCACGCTGCTTTCGGAGAGCATCGCGCAGTTGCCGATCGAGCTGTATGAGCGCGCTGGTGATGACAGGAAGCCGGCGACGGACCACCCTCTGTATTCGATCCTGAAATACGAGCCGAATCCGTGGCAGACCCCGTTTGAGTATCAGGAGCAGTCGCAGGTTGCGGCCGGCCTTCGCGGCAACAGCTACAGCTTCATCGATCGCGATCACGACGGGGTCATTCGGGGCTTGTATCCGCTCGACAACGACGCTGTGACGGTCATGAAGGGCTCGGACCTCATGCCGGTCTATCGGGTCCACGGTTCCGATCCGATGCCGCAACGGTTGGTGCATCACGTTCGCTGGATGTCGATCAACGGGTATACGGGACTGTCGCCTGTCCTATTGCATGCGAACGCGATTGGGCACGCGCAGGCGATCCAGCAGTACGCAGGGAAGTCGTTCATGAACGGCACCACACTGTCGGGCGTGATTGAGCGGCCCAAGGAAAGCCCTGCGTTGAAGGATCAGGCCAGCGTGGATCGAATCACGGACGGCTGGAACGCAAAATTCGGTGGATCGGGCAACGCGAAGAAAGTCGCGTTATTGCAGGAGGGCATGACGTTCAGACCGTTGTCGATGACGAACGTCGACGCAGCGCTGATTGACGCGCTGCGTCTTTCGTCGCTGGACATCGCGCGCATCTACAAGATCCCGGCCCATATGGTGAACGAGCTCGAGCGGGCCACGTTCAGCAACATCGAGCATCAATCGCTTCAGTTCGTCATCTATACGCTGTTGCCATGGGTCAAGCGGCACGAGCAGGCGAAGATGCGCGATCTGCTGCTGCCGTCCGAACGAAAGCAATACTTCATCGAGTACAACCTTTCGGGGCTATTGCGAGGCGATCAGGCTTCGCGCTACGCGGCTTACGCGATCGGGCGCCAGTGGGGCTGGCTGTCGATCAACGACATCCGGCGGCTCGAGAACATGCCGCCGGTCAAGGGGGGCGACATCTACCTGAGTCCGATGAACATGGTCGACGCGTCGAAGCCGCAGCAAGCCGCGGCCGGGAAGACTGAGCCGACGAAAGCACAAATCGGCGAAATTGAGAGGATCCTATCTTGAAACCACACCTCAGACTTGCAAGTCTGATTTTCAACCAGCCGCAGCTCGTCACGGACCCGATGATGTCGCTCGCGGTGCAGTGGGCGAATCAGGCACTCAACCTGAACATCGTCAACCTGACAGTGCACGGTGCGCAGCCGAAGATCATGGAGGATGACGAGTTCGACAGTGGCGCTCAGATGGCCGTAGCGTCGGAGCGTCGCCGCGCCCTGGTGGCCGATACCGGTATGGACATCATTCCAGTGTCCGGGATCCTGGTGTCGCGCTCGGCGCACATGAATCCATGCGAACCGATGACCAGCTACGAGGGTTTGCGGACTGCCGTGAACCAGGCGGTTTCGGATCCGGCCGTCGAACATATCATCCTCGACATCGATAGCAACGGCGGTAGCGCGACCGGTGCGTTCGAGCTGGCTGACGACATTCGCGCTGCATCTCTGGTGAAGCCGATTACGGCCATCGTCAACTTCTCGGCCTTCTCGGGCGGCTATCTCATCGCTGCTGCGGCTTCGAAGGTGATCGTCAGCCGCACGTCGGGCGTTGGGTCTATTGGCGTGATCGCCAACCATCTCGATGTCTCGAAGCGCGACGAACAGCAAGGGATCAAGGTGACGTCGGTATTTGCCGGCGCTCACAAGAACGATCTCACGCCGCATGAGCCGATGAGCGACCAGTCGCTATCGTTCCTGACCAACATGGTGCAAAACAGCTACAAGCAGTTTATCGACGCGATCGCGAATTTCCGTGGCTTGAGCACGCAGGCCGTGAAGGACACGCAGGCGGGCATCTTCTTCGGGCAGCAAGGTATCGATGCCGGACTGGCCGACAGCATCGAGACGCCGCAGGCAGCGATCAATCGGATTGCTGCGGAAGTGCGCGCGTCGCGAGCCGAACGTCAGAGCGCGAGCGCCCGACGTAGTGTTTCGGCGCGCGCGGCCGCAATGAATATGCAATCCGTGATGTAACCAGTCGCAAACAATTGGTTTTCCTCGATCAACGTCAGAGCGCGTTCGCGACTCAGTTGAGCACTGCCACCTTCGGGTGGCATTTTTTTGGGAGAAGGGTAAGTGAACATCAATGAACTCCGCCGCGAGCGCGCTGCTATCAACCAGCGTGTTCAGGCGCTGGCCCAGATCGAGTTGGGCGGCACCGCATTGTCGGCCGAGCAGCAGGCCGAATTCGACCAGCTGAGCTCGAAATTTACCGAGCTCACTGCGCAAATTGAGCGGGCGGGAGCCGCAGAGCGTATGGCCGCCGCCGCAGCAGTGTCGGTCGATCCGACGCCGACAGCAGTCGCCGCGCCGAGTGCGGCTGGCGTACCCGCACAGCCGAAAGCGTCGGAAGTGAAGGGTGCCAAGATGGCGCGTATGGTCCGTGCTCTCGCGGCGGCGCGTGGCGACGCGCAGCTCGCATCGAAGATCGCTATCGAACGCGGTTTCGGCGAGGAGGTCGCGATGTCGCTCAACACGCTCTCGTCGAGCGCGGGCGGTGTGCTGGTGCCGGAAAACCTCTCAAGCGAAGTGATCGAATTGCTGCGTCCGAAGTCCGTCGTCCGTAAGCTCGGCGCGCGAACGCTTCCGCTCGCGAACGGCAACATCACCATTCCGCGTCTGAAAGGCGGTGCGATCGTTGGTTACATCGGTGCGGACAACGATATCCCGGCGACGCAACAGCAATTCGACGACCTGCAGCTGACGGCGAAGAAGCTCGCCGCGCTGGTGCCGATCGCGAACGATCTCATCAAGTACGCAGGCGTGAATCCGAATGTCGATCAGATCGTGGTTGGCGACCTCACTGCCGCGATCGGTGCGCGCGAAGACAAGGCGTTCATCCGCGACGACGGTACTGCGAACACGCCGAAGGGGCTGCGCTTCTGGGCGCTCGCCAGCAACGTTATTACCGCGGGCGACGGTTCGACGCTACAGAAGATCGAAACGGATCTCGGCAAGGCCATTCTCGCGCTCGAAAGCGCCGACGCAAATCTGACGCAGCCCGGCTGGATCATGGCACCCCGTACGTTCCGCTTCCTCGAAAGCCTGCGCGACGGGAACGGCAACAAGGTCTATCCGGAACTCGCTAGCGACATGCTGAAGGGCTACCCGGTCGGCAAGACGACGCAGGTGCCGGTCAATCTCGGTGACGCCGGCAAGGAGTCGGAAATCTACTTCACCGACTTCGGCGACGTGTTCATCGGCGAAGCGGAAACGCTCGAGATCGACTACAGCAAGGAGGCGACCTACAAGGACGCTGGCGGCGAAGTGGTCAGTGCGTTCCAGCGCGACCAGACGCTGATCCGCGTGATCGCGAAAAACGACTTCGGCCCGCGTCACGTCGAGTCGATCGCCGTACTGGCCGGCGTCACGTGGGGCGCGTGAGCGCAATCGCAATCGTGCGACTCGATCAGTCATGATCGGGCGCCGTTCGGAGAAAAGCATGAAAATTGTCAAGTTCAAGCGGCATTACGCGCAGTACACGCCGGGCGACATCGCCGGTTTCGAGGACGCGCACGCAGACCGGCTCGTCGATGCGGAAATCGCGGAGGCGCACGAGCCGGATTCGAAGGAGGCGAGGACGCCGGGGAAGGGCGAGACGTCCAAGTCTGTCGCGACGAAGGGGTAATCAGGGATGGCTGCTGTTCTCGTCGAATACCTGGACGATGCGGAGCCACTTTCCTTCGTAGACGTGGCGGCTCAGTGCCGAATCGATGATGACGAAGAGCGAGAGTTCATCGAACACGTGGTTATTCCCGGCGTGCGTCAGACGGCCGAAAGCAAGTCGGGCGCTGCTATTCGGAAGGCGCGGTATTTCGAGCGGCTCGGATCTTTCCCAAAAGGGGAGATTTCACTGGCCGTCGGGCAAGTCTTCGCAATTGACACGGTTGTAGTTCATTCGACGTCCGGTGAGCGCTTGATGCTAAATGAAGCGGAATTCGAGCTAGTTCAGCTCGGGCGCGAGACTATTCTTGTGCCGATGAGCGGCCATTGGCCGACAGTCGGCGCGCCGACGCTGACTTATCGGGCCGGCATTGATCTCGAGCACTTTCCCTCAGTTCGCTCGTGGATGCTTCTTGCCGCAGCGTGGGCATACGAAAACCGGGAGCTTTTCTCGTCGGGCCAGTCTGTCGTCGCAATGCCAGGCGGCTTTGCTGATGCCCTTCTCATTCCAATCACCGTTCCACCGAGGTTCTGATGCGCATTCCACGAGCCGGAGACCTTGACCGGCGGGTGCAACTGCGTGAGCGGCGGGACTATCCGTATCGCGATGCCGAGCTCGAGTCCGAATTTCCGCTGCAAAAACCGCGCTGGGCGAAGATCGAACCGGTCGGCGCGGCCGTGTACAGCGGTAGCGTCCAGATCGACGAAAAGGTCACTCACCGGATTTACCTGAGATACCTCGATGGCGTCACGAGCGACTACGAGGTGGTGCATCGCGCCCAGGTATTTCGTGTGAAGCGTGTCGGCGATTTGAACGGCGTGCGGCGCTTTACGGTGCTCGAGGTGGAGGAACTCCAACATGGCAGGTAACGCAGACATTGCACTGCATATCGAGGGATTCGAAGGCTTCGATCGGTCAATCGATTTTGACAAGCGCGAAGTACGGAAGGGAATGCGCAAGGCCGGCCGTATTGTCGAGCGCCGAGCAAAAGCGCTTGTCGCGAGCGGCGGTCGATCGGCGCCGGGGCAGTATCCGGCCCGGCAAACCGGGCGGCTTCAGCGGTCGATCAAGACGAAGGTTTCGCGCTCGGGATTCATGGTCAAAGTCATGCCGCAAAAGGTTGCCGGCATGAAGGATTTCTATCCTGCGTTTCTGTATTACGGCGCGCGCCGCAGGTCTGGTGCGCGTCGCGATCGCCGGTCGCGTGGTCCGTCGAATTGGCGTATTGAGCCGCGCGGCAACTACATGGTGGATGCGAAGAATGACGGCGCAAGTGAAGTTCGAACGCTGCTCGTCGACGTCTACCGCCGCGCACTTACGATCCGCTGAGATGCCACGCCATGAAGCTATCGCCAACGATTGCGCACGTGCGCGATTTCTGTCCGCTGTTCGAGCGCCGTGTATCCGGCGGCATCGATTGGGGCGCGCTGGAGGACAGCGCAAAGCTGGAAATGCCCGCGGCATTCGTCGTGATGACCGGCGACGATCCGGAGCCGAACCAGCTGCAGAACGGGACGAGGCAGGAAATCGCAGACGAGTTCGACGTCGTCGTCGCGCTGAAGCAAGGGAACGAGCGAGGGCAGGCGGCGGCTGACGAACTTCATGACGTACGTGCGGCGCTGCTGCGCGCGCTTGTCGGTTGGATGCCTGACCAGCGATATGAACCGATCGAGTACACGGGGTGCGATCTCGTGTCGACCGATCGGTTTCGCGTTCTCTATCGGTTCGGATTTTCGGCGGTATGGACGCTCGGTAGCGATGACGATCCCGAGACCTGGCACGAGGACATGCTCGATCAATTGCCGGCTTTTCAGGGCGTCGACATTCACGTCGACGCCATCGACCCCATGGCTGACCCGAATCTGAAAAAACCCGGCCCCGACGGCCGGATCGAAATGGAGCTCCGTATCGAGCTGAAGGATGAACGATGACAAAAACGATGCGCGTGAAGCCCGCGGACGGGCGAATCGTTCGCGACCCATTGCGCGGCGACGATCTGCCGATCGACGGCCGCGATGTGCCGCGAAACGTGTACTGGCGCCGCTGTGTGCAGTCGGGCGACGTGGTTGAAATCGCGGAATCGGGCAATGTGGCTGCAAAGCCGGAGCCGGAGCCGGAGCCGGAGCCGGAGCCGGAGCCGGAGCCGGAGCCGGAGCCGGAGCCG